TCTATGGAATGCAGTTTATTTTAATCATGAAGTTGAGATTAACAAAGAGTTAGAATTTAGTTGGGCTACTGATAATATAAACAGATGGGATGAAACTTATATTTTTCATAATGCAGGAATAGTAGGTAAAAGTGATACTCACTTTAGTAAAATTGAATATCAAGTTTCACCATTTAATAAAGATATAAAAGTTGATACTGATAATTGTACATATAATTATGTACAAGAAATAAAAGAAACAGAAGAGAATTTCAAAGATATCATCTGGTAAAAAATTAAATATAATTAAATGAATATAGGAATAGTAGTATTAGCAACAAATGCATATTTTGTATTGGGTGTGAGATTTATTAAAAGATTTATGAATTTTTATAAAGGAGATAAAAATATAACATTTTATTTTTTCTCTGATAATAATCCAAAAGATTATATTCCTGATGATATAGATGTAGAATATTTTTATGCATCTAATAGCAATTGGGTTGATGGTACTAATTTGAAATTTACATCAATATTATCAATAAAAAATAAATTAAAAAGTGATTACTTGTTTTATTTTGATGCTGATACTAATGTAAATACTGATTTTACAGAAGAATGGTTTGTTGGTGATTTGGTTGGAGGACAACATTATGCAGATCAAGATTGGATGAAAAATGAAAAAGGATTCGATAGAAATCCATTATCAAAAGCATATGTACCACTTGATACTAAATTACCTCAAATGTATTACTACGGTGCATTTTTTGGAGGTAATTCTGAAAACATGATAAAATTTTGTAATATTATGTTATTTTATCAACTTGAAGATAAAAAAATACCATATGAGCCCGGCGTAAATGACGAAAGTTATATTAATGGTTATTTTCATTTCAATCCACCTACAAAAGTAGTTTCATGTAAAGATTTTGCATTTGCGATTAGTGATAAAGGTGGTATAGGCGAAACTAGATACACTGATTTAGATGTTAATGATATAAAAAATGAATTGTTAATACATAAAAACAATTCAATAAATATACAAAACAACAAATTAACTTATGAATATTGGAATATATAAAATAACAAGTCCATCTGATAAAATTTATATAGGACAAAGTTGGGATTTAAAAAAACGTTTTAGAAAATATAAAAATTTAAAATGTGAACGTCAACCAAAAATATTTAATTCTTTAGTAAAATATGGTTTTGACAATCACACAATAGAAATAATATGCGAATTTAATTGTGATGATGTTACACAAGATATATTAGATCAAAAAGAAATTTTTTATATAAATGAGTATAAAAAAAATGGATTTGAAATGATGAATTTAGCATCAGGTGGTAGTAAAGGTAAACATAGTGAAGAAACTAAAGAAAAATTAAGAAAAATAAAAGGAACATTGCATCCTTCTTATGGTAAAAAAAGATCTAAAGAATTTTGTGAAAAAATTAAAGGTGAAGGCAATGCAAATTTTGGCAATAAAGGAGAAAAAAATCCTAATTTTGGAAAAAAACAAAGCATAGAAAGGAAATTAAAAACTAGTGGAGAAAATAATTATTGGTATGGAAAAACAGGAACAACTTCTCATTTTTTTGGAATAACTCAATCTTTTGATCAAATTGAAAAAAGATCTGGTAAAAATCACAAAAAATTAAAAAAAGTTATTGATACATTAACTTCTAAAATTTATGATACCATAGGACAAGCCTCAAAAGATTTAAATTTAACTTATTCTACTTTAGTGAGAAATATAAGTTTAAATAAATCTAGATTAAAATATTATTAAAAAAATAAAAAAATATGAAATTTAAAAATACCGACATTCATGGATATTTTATTAATCCTGAAAAATTTTCTCATAGGTTAAATGATATCACAAATACATTAAAAAGTCTTAATTTATCATCATTTACTCGTATTACATTTGATGATATATCTACAATTAGAACTGAAACAATAGCCAATGCTCACATAGCAGCGGTTGAAAATGCTATAAGTGATAATAATTTTCCATTTATTATATTTGAAGATGATGCAACTTTAATAAATGATTTTCCAGAATTTTTTGATATTCCAGATGAATCTGATCTTATATATTTAGGAGGTAGCTTATATAATTGTGGAGGCATAAAATATGATATGTATATTGAAAATTATAATGAAAATTATTATAGAGTTTATAATATGCTATCATCTCACTCAATTCTAATTACTAATCTAAAAAATGCAAAATTATATATAACTATAATGAAAAAATCAATAGAAAAATCTGAGTTTAGTGATATATATTTAGCATTATCTTCTAACGAAAATATTTTTTTAACTCCTAAGGATGGTCCATATTTTTTTCAAAATGATTACACATCTGATGTTACTAAATTTTTATGGATAGATAAAATTATAGAGGTTTTAAAATAAATTAAAAATGTTCATATTTAAAAATATGAACTTAATTAGATTTACCTGGAGTTATTTCTACATCAGGTATATTTTTTATTACAGAAAATTTCTATCCACCCTATTTATTTTAGAATCTAATGTTCTTAGATTTGTATAATAATTTAATTTTAATATATCACTATCTGTTTCTGCTATTTTTAGTTCTATTATATGGTCAATATCCCAACCATATTTATAATTTCCATTATATTTCACATAATTAGCCCAATTCATCCAAGATTCGAATTGATATTCAATATAATTTTTAAAAATTTCAAACGAACAACCAAGTATTTCTTCAGTACTTTCTTTTTTAATATATTTCTTTTTTTTTAAAGATTTATAAATTATTGTTCTTATCTTTATTTTCAATTTGAATAAATCATCAGTTGATATTTTATTTTTCAAATAAATATTTCTTTTTTTATTTAGTTCAGGTTTATTATTTTTAAAATATTCTTTATTATATTCTTTGATTTTTTCTTTATTGTTATTATAATATTCTTTCTTTTTTTCTAATATTGTTTCTCTGTTGCTTTCTGAATATAATTTTTTGGTATCTTTTATTTTTTCTTTATTCTCAATATTATATTTATTTTGTTTCTCTTTAATTATTTCTTTGTTATCATTGAAATATTTTTTTTGATATTCTTTATTTTTTTCAGAATTTTTATTTCTATACTCTTTTATTTTTTCAGAATTTTTATTTCTATATTCTTTTGCATATTTGTTATTATCTACTTTATTTATTCTCATAATATTATTTATCTTTTAGTAGTTGTATAAGTTCTTCTGTTAAAAATGTAATCATTTTCTTACCATCTTTAACTTCTACATCGGATATACCCTTTATTATTGAAAAAATCTGATTACCTTCAATCGTGAGTTTTTTCATATATTCAGATAGCTTATCGTCTTTCTTATGATATTCCATCAATTCTTCAATAAAAACTTTCAAATTTACACCCATCTTATTATTATATTTAATGCACTGAAGTTCATTCTCATCCTTTTCAATGAGAATATACCACAACTTGCTTTTACTCACTTTTATATTTTCCAAAAAAGTATATGCACTTTTAGCTTTAGTGTTTCTTGGCATTTTAGCTACTTTTCCAGTAAATTGAACAATTTTATCGTTATCATTCTCTTGATTATTTATCATTAAATATATTTATTTTTATACATCTATATATTAACATTAAATGGTTCATTTTTGATTAAAATATATTTATTTTTATTTTGAAGTTAAAAAAAGTTAAAACTTGACATTTTATCAAAAAATGCTTCTGATTAGTCTTAAATACATTTTTATTTTAATATATATCATAAATAAAAATGATAATTCTATATAATATCAAAAAAACAATTAAATAACAATGGGTTTAATTCTTAGGCAAGTTAAAGGTAGCAAATTAACTATTCCTGAAATGGACAATAATCTAACATACTTAGAATCACTATCAGGATCAAGTATTGTTAGTGGATTCACTATTAATTCTCAAAATTACATACCATTTTCATCTGGAGGTACATTTCAAAATTCTCCTATATTTGTATCAGGAAATACTATTTTACCTAATATGATAGATTTCTCTGGTTATACAGCAAATATTAATATAGGAGATTTTAATAATAGGTTCAATAATATTTGGGGTAATGATGTACATGTTGGTGGTGGCTCATTATATATGAATGATGAATTGATAATAACTACTGAAATAATAACTGGAGCAACAATAAATTTGTATGCTATATTATTTAATACAGGATTGACATCTCCTCCTAATATCATTGGTAGCTTATTTTATAATAATGAAGAAAGTTCTATATCGTATTATCCAGATATTGCGCAAAATGTTGTTGTAAATGTTGGACAGCAATTGTATTTAAGAACATATAATATTTCTGGAAATCAAATTAATAAAGGCGACGTTGTTCATATCGCATCTAATTTTAATAATTTACCTGCAATAACATTGGCATTAGCATCAAATGGGTTGTGTGATGTAGATGGAGTAGCAGCAGCAGATATACCAAATGACGGAGTAGGGTTAGTATTGACTAATGGTATATTATCTGATATTGATACATCAATGTATAATGTAGCTGACATCCTTTATTCGTCTGATATATACAGCGGTAAAACGACAACAGATTTATTATCATTAAAATTTGACAGTAGAATAAATAAAGTAGGATTTGTTATTAGTAAAAATTCAACCAAAGGTAAAATATTCATTAAAATTACTAATGAAGTACCAAATATTGGATTTGCTAAATCTAATTATATTCAATTTAACACAGGACTAACATCACCACCTAATATTCCAGGAGGATTGTTTTATAATAATACTGACGATTCTATATCTTATTATTCAGATTTAGAAAACAATGTTTCTGTAAATGTTGGACAACAATCATATCTTAAAATATATAATAATTCTGGAAATCAAATTAGCAAGGGTAAAATTGTACACATATCTTCTGCTATTAATGGAATACCAACAATAGATTTGGCATTAACATCTCCATCATATATTAATTTATCTGATGCTGATGGAATAACAGTTTCTGATATTGAAACAAACTCATTTGGATTAATATTAATATCTGGAATAATTAAGAATTTAAATACATCTAGTTATAATGTTGGTGATATGCTATATCTATCTGATACAATTAGTGGAGATATGATTAATAATATTAGTTATTTAAATTTAAATAGCAAAATTAATAAAATTGGATATGTTATTGAATCTAATTCATTGACTGGTAAAATATATGTAAGTATAAACAATGAAAATACTAATCATTGTACATCTGGTATAGATGGAACATCAGGCGCAAATGGAACATCAGGTGCGAATGGCGCAAATGGAACATCGGGTGTGAATGGCGCAAATGGAACATCAGGGACTAATGGAACATCAGGATCAAATGGTGCAAATGGAACATCAGGGACTAATGGAACATCAGGATCAAATGGCGCAAATGGAACATCAGGGACTAATGGAACATCAGGTGTAAATGGAACATCAGGAACTAATGGAACATCAGGAAGTTCAGGTACAAATGGAACATCAGGTATACATGGAACATCAGGAAGTTCAGGTAGTTCAGGTAGTTCAGGAGCAAATGGTAGTTCAGGTACAAATGGAACATCAGGTTCAAATGGATTAAGTGGAGATAAATACACAACATTTTCTAATAGTACATTAGAAATAGTATCTGGTGGTACAATATCATTTTTTGTCGAAACTGGTTTATCATTATCCTCAGGACAAGATATTATAATAGCTCATGATTCATCAAACTACATGATTGATAAAATATTATCATACGATAAAATAACAGGTGAAATTTTCTCAAATATTTCATCATCTATTGGTAGTGGTATATACAATTATTGGACAATATCATTAAATGGCGCACCAGGAAAATCAGGCACAAATGGAACATCAGGCACAAATGGAACATCAGGAGCAAATGGTACAAATGGAACATCAGGAAGTTCAGGAACAAATGGTACATCAGGCACAAATGGAGCAATTGGTACATCAGGTGCAAATGGTACATCAGGTGCAAATGGTACGAATGGTACATCAGGAAGTTCAGGTATTAATGGTACATCAGGTGTAAATGGTACAAATGGAACATCAGGTTTAAATGGAACATCAGGTTTAAATGGAGCAAATGGAACATCAGGCACAAATGGAACATCAGGCTCAAATGGAGCAAATGGAACATCAGGTATCAATGGTGCATCAGGAAGTTCAGGAACAAATGGAACATCAGGGACAAATGGAACATCAGGAAGTTCAGGAACAAATGGAACATCAGGAATACATGGAACATCAGGCACAAATGGAACATCAGGAAGTTCAGGAACCAATGGAACATCAGGAAGTTCAGGAACCAATGGAACATCAGGCACAGGATTTAATTCAGTTACTAATTATGCTGATAATCGTGTGTTGACATCAGATGGTACATCTAATGGAGTATATGCTGAGAGTGGATTAATATACACAGGAACTATATTGTCTGTGACTGGAACTACTATAATATATGGAGATATTACTGGTTCAACAATCACATTGACTGAACAATCAATAAATTCTGCTGCTATACACGCAAATCCTGGTCCTCTAAAAACTACTCCAATTTCAGGAGATATTCAAAATGGCGGACAATCATTGAGATGGGCTGATGATTCTGGAACTGAGATAACAGCATCAGGAGTAATAAAAACAGTTGGAAAATTAATTAATGTACCAAATGGTGCAGGTCAAACATCATTGTTATATGAATACTCAACTGGTACAATTTCTGTTACTAGTGGTAGTACTTCAATAGTTGGAAGTGGAACTACATTTGTAAATTCTGGTCATAGAAGATTTTGTGTTGGAGAATATATTAGTATATTAGGAATTATATACAAAATTGCATCTGTAACAGATGACACTCATCTTACGATTACAAATAATTATGCTGGTTCAACTGGATCTGGTAAACAATTCATTAAATATAGACCATTAAAAGCTGGTACATTAAAAATTGGTAAGGCATATAAAATTGAATTGATGGGATATTATACATGTGCTAATAACTCAACAGCATCATTAACAGTTAAGTTAATAAGTGGTACTGGTGTTGTGACAACATTAAACTCTGTAGTTGAATTTTTTGATGGCAGAACAAATAATTTCTTTGCAAAAAATGTAAATTTAAATGTTTACACAACTGGTTCATCTGGAACATGTAGATGCACAGGGTATTCTATAATTGATGGAGTAAATACAACTGGAGCTATAGTACCACTTCCTTGTTTATCAGATGTTGTAATTAATACCACTGTTGATCAAATATTAGATATTCAATTTAATTGGACTACTAATAATGCAGCTAATAGCTTAAATATAATAACTGGAAATTTAGTCAGTTTAAATTAAATAAATTGACAATTAAAATATAAATGTGCATCGTTAAACGATGCACATTTTTTATGATATTTTTTATGATATTTTTATTAAACCTTTAATATGAATTGGACTAAATAAGTAAAAGTTCATTGAAACTTTATTAGATAATAAAATAAAAATATATAATATATGCTTATAGACACAGAATACAGAAATAATAACCTTATAATAAGTTACATAGATAAATCAGGTCAAATAAAATTAAAATATAAACCTTGGGCAAGATGTACAAAATTCATAAAAACTACTGATGATGATTCAGAAAAATCTGGTAGATATGTTACATGGGATGGTAGTGCTGTAAAAGAAATATTCACAAAATATCCTAATAGATATTCTATTTATGATTTTATTGATAGTTTTGATGAAGATGAAAAAAATGAAATATATAGTTATAATGAACCAGATATATTCTTTGTCGATATTGAAAATGAAATATTAGATAAAAAACCTGAACCTCATTTAGCAGAAAGTGCGATTCAAACAATATCAATTGTAAATAAGAATAAAGTGTTAGTAATTGGAACAGAATCACTGGATTCAAAACAAATTGAAAACATTGAATCAGATTTAAATACTCACTTCAAAAAATTTGATACTGATTATAAATTTAAATATGTTCATTATAAAACTGAATTTGATATGCTTCATGCATTTTTCAATAAATTAGTTCCAAAAATGCCAGTAATGACTGGCTGGAATTTTATTGCATATGACTGGACATTCTTAGTTGCAAGGGCAAGAAAATTAGGACTAGAACCTGAAGTAGCATCTTTCACAAAGAAACTTAACAAACCATTCAATCCTCCTAATGCAATACATTTAGATTATGCTGAATTACCAGCTCATAGAGTTATAGTGGATTATATGGAATTATTTAAGAAATGGGATCAATCTGTTAAAGTTAAAGAAAGTTTATCTCTTGATTTTGCATCAGAAAAAATTCTTGGTAAAGAAGTCAAGAAAATTAACTATGATGGAGATTTAAAAAGATTACATAGAGAAGATTTTAAGAAATTCGTTTTTTATAATGCTGTAGATAGTTGTCTGGTACAAAGAATTCACGTTAAAATGAAATATGTAGATATTCTTTATGGTATGGCTGTATTAGGTAAAATTAAAATTAAAGATGCAATTTCAACACTTGCACTGACAGAAGGAATTTTAAGAGAAAAATTAAGAGATCAAAAGAATATTGTACTTGTAAGAAATGAAGATAGTGAATATAGTGATTCTGAATCTGAATCTATTAAAGGTGGATGGGTTAAAGATCCAGTGAGAGGAATGGCAACATGGACTTGTTGTTTTGACTTCGCATCCCTGTATCCTACCACAATGAGAGAATTTAACATATCAGCAGACTCATATAAAGGACAAAAAGTAAAAGGTAAAGATTACTCATTATTTAATGGACATCAATTAACAATTGAACCTGATGATATTGTAACTCTCAATGGATCAGTATTTAAGAATGAAGATGGTGTTGTTACTCAAGTAATGGGAGAAGTTTATTCTGATAGAAAAAAATGGAAGAAAGTAATGAATCAAAAACACGAAGAACTTGAAAAGTTAAAAGATGAATTAAAAAAATTAGAAGAAACAAATATATAAAAATAAAACAACTTAGATTAAAATCTAAGTTGTTTTATTTTAAATCATTATTAATTTATTAAAATCATTATAATTTTTATCTATTATTATGATATAATTATATCCTAATTTTTCACATTCTTTTTGTTTAATTATATTTTTATCATAATATCTATTATACCAATATGATGATTTTATTTCTATAATTAAATTTTTTTCAGATAAAAAAAAATCAGAATGATACACAGTTTTATTATTATTATAAATTATTTTTATTGATTTACCATTTTCAATATTAATTTTTTCATAATAATTATTTAAAAAATCTAATTCATATGTACCTTGATATAATAATTCAGTTTCTTTAAATTTTTTACGATTTAGAGCTGTTTTTTGGGCTTTTAAAAATATTTCTAAATTCTTCATAGGATTATCAACTCCATATTTATCAATAAATATTTGTTTAATTTTATCAATTTGTTTTTCTGAATGTAATGTACATGTACTGTTCCATCTTTTCAAATTTGTTTTTTTTATTTTTTCCTTTACTTTTTCATTTTTAGATGCTGTTTCAAATCCATATTTTTCTAAGCAAGTATTATTAGATTTTTTTTTTATTTTATAATTTTGATTAGGATTTTCAACACCATATTTATCTAAACATGTTTCTATCGCTTTTTCTCTATTATTGTAATTTTCATCTCCATATAATTTTATTTTAGTGCTATTAGATTTTTCTTTTATGTCTTTATATTGAAATCCATTTTCAACTCCATATCTTTCTAACATTGTTTTTTTATAATTTTCATATGAGCATTTATTACAACAATATTTATTATTTTTAAAAGATAAATAATAATCTTGAATCTTTAATTCTTTTTCATAATCACAATTATCACATTTCACCATGACTTTAATATTACTACATTTAGGAAGATCTTCAACATTAATAGTATTTAATCCTTTAGTATCAACATTATAACCTAATTTTTTATATCTTTTTATTGATATTCCTTTAATATGAATTTTAACTTTTTTTGTTATTATCATTATTTATTTTTATTATTTTATACTCTTCTATTAATTTTTCTATAAATTTAGATTTATTTAAACTCAAGTCATTTAAATAATCTATCAATTCATTTTTTAATGATATCGAAATTTTTGATTTGTTTTTCATTTTTTATTTTTATATATAAAAATAAAAAGGTGGTATTTATTAATTTTTTGATACCAATTAATTGACAAATTATGTTAGATAGAAAAATATATAGAATTTTTGATTCTGGTAATTTAAAATTTATATATAATTTATAAACTATAATTTTTTTTATTACTATATTATTAAAATGCAGAGGTAGCATATGTTAATGCTTTTTACTTCCAGTAAAAAGATTCTGTTCAAATCAGACCTCTTGCTCAAATAAAAAGTCTCTTTATGAGACTTTTTTTATTAAAAATGTAACATGTCAAAAAACAGTGAACTATATCAAAAAATACTAAATGCTGCGAATATTATTCACCAGAAAAATTTGAACGGATCTGGTAATTATGTAATTATTGATTCTATTACTGCTAAAATAATAGAAAAATACGAATCACAAGTAAGGAAAAAAGAAGATAGAAAGAAAAAGTTGAAATACTTGGAAAAATTATCCAATAACACTTATAATGAAATTAATAAAAAATTAGAAGAAAGAAAAAAACAAGAAGAAAAATATAGTAAAAAATTATATTATAAACACAAAAAACATTAAATCATTAAAAATAAAATGAGCTATAGATTATTATAGCTCATTTTTTTATTATCTTTGTACAATAATTATAAAAAACTAAATAAAATGAGCATGAAATCAGAATATGGATATGACTTAGAAAATTCTTGGATAAACGAGAATAATATTGATAATTATAAAGCATTCAATAAATTAATGGAAACTTTTGAATTTGTTGGAGTTTTTTCAGATAAATTGGTTAAAAAAGTATTTAGCCTTGCTATCAGAATGATTGATATAAAAAATAAATTACTTGATAAAAAAATATCTCAAAAAGATGCTGACATAAAATATAGGGAAATCACATCTGAATTTGCTGAATTTTTAAATGCATATTGTATTTTTTCTAGCATTTTTAAAAGTAATTGTATAATGTTATTTATAAGCATAGGATTATGAAAATATCAATTTTATTGTGGTCAATTCTTTATTATTTACACTTATAAAAATAAAAATTATGAAAACATTAAGTAAGTATTTTGATACATGTTCTTTATGGATTGTTTTTGTGTTATCATTTGTATTTTTTGTTAGTTTTTGTTATCTATTATTCTATTATGTTATTCCTAATGATGATATTAGGATTCATAATGTTATGTTGAAATTCTCTGTTGGTTTGTCATTTATGTTTTCAATTTTAATAACATTTTCATTTAATATAAGTAGAAAAAGTGATGTATTTTTTGATTATCGTGATAAAGTTGAATCTTTGATAAATGATACTGATACAGTTAAAGAATTGAAAGATTTGTTTGATGTAGAAATAAAAAAAATGTGGACTATGTCACAGGGAGGTATACATTCACAAGAAATAAATAGATTAGTATCATTAATTAATATAAAAATTGAAACAATAGGTAAACTAAAACCATGAAAAATCCAACAGTAAAGAGTTATTTATTATCTATAAATGCATTAGGGGAAAATACAATAGAAGATATAAAAATACACTCTTACTCTGATGAAGTAGCTTGCTACACAGTAAAGTATTTTGATATGGAATTGGCAAAATATAGAAATATTAAAATATCAATAAAACTATATGATTATCATTTATTTGTAAAAAAAATGATTCGTAAACAAAAACTCAAAACTCTTAGTGAAGTAAATTAATTATAAGAAAAATGGAACAAAAATTAGACACAACTGAAAAAAAGAAAGCAGCTTTTTTATCTGTTATTGCATCAGGAGCATTGACATTATTCAAGCTTATAATTGGATTGATGACAGGCAGTTTAGGAATATTATCAGAAGCATTACATTCAACATTGGATATGGTTGCTGCTATTATTACATATTTTTCTGTTAGAGTATCAGATAAACCTGCAGATTATAAACATAATTATGGGCACGGTAAAGTAGAGAATTTATCAGCATTTGCAGAAGCAATGTTATTAGGTGTTACAAGCATTTGGATAATTTCAGAATCATTATCAAAATTAATTTCTAACGATTTTGATGTTGAAGTAACTATATGGAGTTATGTGGTTATTATATCATCTATTATAATTGATATAAATCGTTCAAGAATGTTAAAAAAAGTAGCAAAAAAATATAACAGTCAAGCATTAGAAGCAGATTCTATTCATTTTAAAACAGATATATGGAGTTCATGTGTTGTATTAGTTGGTTTGATTCTTATAAATTTTAATGTTTATTGGGCTGATTCTGTTGCTGCATTAGGTGTTGCCTTTATAATTATATTAGTTTCTTATAGATTAGCTAAAAATGCAATTGATGTTCTGTTAGATAAAGCACCAGTAGGTGTGAGTGATATTATAGTAGATATATTAAATAGTTGTGAAGATGTAAAACTATTTCATGATTTAAAAGTTAGAAGCTCAGGTGCAGATACATTTATAAAATTTGACTTACATTTAAATTCTGAATTAACTTTATTAGAAGCTCATTCTGTCTGTGATAAAATTGAGAATGAAATAAAAAATAAAATAAAGAGAAGTGAAATTTATATTCACATAGAACCAAATGATTAAAAATATGATTAAATTTGATTTAACAGAGAAAGAAGAAAAATCCGCAAATGAGTGGATGGAAAAACAAAAAAAAATAAAAAAATCTCCACAAACAGGAATAGGTGGTAGATTTAGTTATAGATTTACTCCAACAGGAATAGCAACAGCAGTAACTATAATAGATAATTATCTTAAAGAAGAAAAAAATATAACTGATTATGACTGTTGGTAAAAATATCAAAATGACAAAAGAAGAATTCATAGAAAAAAACAACAACATTAAAAATCCAATAATTGAAAAATATGGTATAATAGCTTACTATGTAATAAGCGATATATTTAATGTTGGATTCATGGAAGATATATGTATAGAACTTGGATATACAGTAACACGTTGTAATATTGATTTTACTGTTTATTCTAAACTATTTGATGAGAATGGTAAAGAGATTGGAGTTATTAGCAATCAAGGAACACCTAGCATTGAAATTTATAAAAGACTCAAAAAACATGCTATTAAAATTTCAAAAAATGTTAATGTTATTCCACCTATAAAAGGAATACATAGAATTTTAGATTGGCATACTGTTGAAGGTAAATTACATAAATTGGCAGGAGGTGAAATAGTTTTACATTTTATACCGTTAGAAATTTCAGATGAAAAAATTCAAACCTTCACAGAGAAAACAAAAATTCTTGAATTATTAGAAAAAATGAATAAAGAAAATAAAAATGTTGTGGATTAATTTTCACAACATTTTTTTATATAAAAAAACGGAAAATGATATTTAATATATACATAAAAAATAACTAATTAATATGTTACCCAGAGATACTACAATTAAACAATTAAAAAAGTTAAGAAAAGAAACAAAAGGAAAAGACATTGGAGATTTAACAACAAATGATAGATTGAATAAAGGTATACCAAATCTTCAATATATAGGAAATCCTGTTGATAATCATATCAGTAGTTGGGAAGAATTTGCTGCTAAAGATAGTAAACTACAAACTATAGCATTCAAATCTAAATTAGTAAATAAAACAGTAAAAGAAAATAAATATAGTAATATGAAAGATATAAAAAATGTTTTGAAATTTAAAGATTTTGATGAAAATTGGAAAGATTTAGAATCTACAAAAACTAAAAGAACAGATGTTGCAAAAGATGTGGTAAAAGAGTCTAATGAAATGCCTAAATATACAATGTTAGGTCAAGAAAAAGAATACAAATCAAATCCTCTTTTTGGTATTGGAGCAGTTAAAGCACAAGAAATAAAGAAGATTTCAGACTTTAATATTATTGACCCACAAACACCAAAAGAAAGACCTATACTAAATGCTGGTGTATTTATTGATAATGATATAGTTAAAGGATATGTCAATAGAATAAATGGTAGAGATGTTTATGTAGAATCAGTAGATGAACCAATGGTAATAAAGAAATTTAGCATAAAAGATGCAGTTAAACTTAAAAAAGAAAAAAAGGAATAAAAAAAGCTACTCATAATGAGTAGCTTTTTTAGTTTATAATAATTTTAAAAGGGATAGATTAAAGTAATTCATTTGCAATATTTGCTAATTCAGAACGTTCTCCTTTTTCAAGAGTCACATGAGAATAAATAGGTTGTCCTTTTATTTTAGCAATTAAATGTGATAATCCATTACTTTGAGCATCTAAATAAGGTGTGTCGATCTGATTTATATCTCCAGTGAACACAATCTTTGTACCTTCTCCTGCTCTTGTTATAATAGTTTTTATTTCATGAGGAGTAAGGTTCTGAGATTCGTCAACAATAAAAAAAACATTTGAAATACTACGTCCACGAATATATGTCAAAGGAGTTATTATTACTTTTTCGTCTTTAATACAATCTTGAATGAATTTATATTCCTTATCAGTATCTTTAAACTGACTTTGTATAAATTTTAGATTATCGAACAGAGGCATCATGTACACTGATGTCTTCTGATCAACATCGCCAGGAAGATAGCCTATGTCTTTTCCACTTAATGGCACAATTGGTCTCGCCAAAAATATTTGTTTAAAATTTCTCTTCTGACTAAGTGCAGCAGCCAAAGCTAACAATGTTTTTCCTGTTCCTGCAACTCCTTGTAATGATACTAATTTAACATCAGGATTTAATAATGCATGTAACGCAAATACTTGTTCAGAATTTCTTGGTGTTATTTTATAACATGTTTCTTTATCTATTCTTTCCACTTGCTGTTTTGATGAATTATAATATGCTAAAGCTGATGCAGCAGAAATAGATGATTTAATAATTAAATATTTATTATTTAATAAATCTGTAATACCAAGTTCTTGTGGTGTACAAACATTATCTTGATATAGTTTAGTAATTATATCATCTGTATCTAATTCAATTGTTGATCTACCTGTAAATAATTTATCAGTATCTTTAATTTTACCTGTTAAATAATCTTCAGAATTAACATTTAAAGATTTAGCTTTCAATCTTAAATTTATATCTTTTGATACAAGTATAATCTTTTTGTCAGGATATTCTTCTACCAATGACAACGCAGTATTTAAAATTAAATGATCTGGCTTTGTAGATTTAAAAACTAAACAAGCATCAGTTGTTCCAGTTGTTTCATTCATCACAACCTTAACTCTACCTTTTCCTTTACCAATAGGAATCCAATCGCTCAAATTACATTTAGATGCTAATTTATCTGTTTTTCTAATAAATTCTCTTGCCTCATAATTAATTGTGTCATTACCCTTTTTGAAATCATCTAATTCTTCGAATACTGTAATAGGAATTGCAACATCATTTTCTTCAAAATTGTAAATTGCATTGTGATCATAAAGTATTACACTTGTATCAAGTACAAATATTTTATCACTTTTTTCTTTTTTAGCCATTTATTTTAATTATTTTTTGTTTGATTGTTAATTTTATGATTTGTTATTTTATATATTATTTAACATTATCATATTTTTTATTATATATTTTATAAGTATGGTCATAATCATTCTTTTCATCTTTTGATTTAAATTCTTCTGATATACAAATCCATTTATCATCAAGTTCTGGAAATATAGTATCTCCATCTATAATTGTATGAACTACAGTTAAATACACAGTATCTGATATATCTAAGAATTGTTTATATATACTTCCTCCTCCTGTTATAAACACATCATCACCATACATCTCGGCTGTTTTTAAAGCATCTTCTATTGAATATACTGGAATAGTATCAGGTTCATTAAAACTCTTGTCTAATGTCAAAATAATGTTAGTTCTATTTGGTAATGCTCCTTTTGGTAAAGAATAAAAAGTTTTGTCACCCATAATAATAGGCTTATTTAATGTTAATTCTTTGAATTTTTTAAGATCGTTACTCAATCTCCATAATAATTTATTATCTTTTCCAATTACCCAATTTTCTGATACTGCTACAATTATATTTATTTTCATGTTTTCTAATTTAATTTAATTTATTTATAAAAATTTTCATTTAAAGTTTAATAAATAATAATTAGTAAAAATACAAAAATTCATATTTTTTATTTAATATATATGATTGAATAAAAATGAACATATGAATTTTAATATATAATATACAAAATTAATATACAAAAAAAATAATATTGAAAAAATGACAAAAAATATTTTAAGTTTAAATGATTTCAAAGGTAAGAAATCTACAACACAAGTATCAGCAGTAAATGAAATGGTAGACGCAATTGACGATTTTTATCGTGTAAGTGTTGATGTCGATCTTCCAAAATCTTTAGTTGGCTCATTCATTAAGAAAGTTAAAGAAAGTACAGGAAAAGATTTGAGAGCAGAAATGGGTGAAAAAAGATTAGCTGAAAGATTAGTACAATGGGCTAATGAAAACTATTTGAATATTGAAAATCTTCCAGTTGAAATAGTAACAGGATCTGATAAAGGACCAGTTCAAGCACAACCACAGGCACAAGGTGCACAAGATGAGTATGGTGATGAATCACAAGTTCAGCCAGCACAAGGAGCACAGGCACAAG